GAGTAGGTCTAAACCTCATAAGTCTGTCGAATATAATTACAGTAGTATCAGGATTATTTCTAATAAAAGGAATATCATTATAAATACCTTCTACGCTGTCTGGCACTTGGGCAGGAAAAAATGGTTGAAACGGTTCTGGTCCAGTTGGCATTAATTCAAATTCTTTAAGTTCACTGTTAATAAAGGCATTAACAAAGAGCGGCGGGAATCCAGTTTCTTTTGATACTATTGATACCATAATACTATTCTACACCAATCTTTGCATTAACGATCCACCTAAATCCAGTATCAACACCTTTAGACTTACCTAACTTAGATCCAGAGTTGATATTTTTTTTGAATACTGTTGGTTTTTTAATATAATCGTATATTCCGCTAGCCCGCAAAAATGATTGTTTAAAGTATCTTAAAATAAATTCATCCATAGTTTTTTCAAAAGATCCTTGAGCCTGAACTCCTCCAGGGTTTCTAACTGTTACAGGGTTTTTAGTAAATACAGTTTGACCACCTTCATTAAAAACAAGAACTGGAGATTTTATTGGTTTAATTACAACTGGAATTCCTTCTTCCATAATTTTAGCCTTATTGTAAAAAGGAATATTTGATTCTTTTTTTACACCTCTTGATTGAGTAAATGTTGAGTTAATGCTTAGCCCCAAATTACTAACAGTATATGTAATGTTAAATAGCCTTGAACTTGGACTACCCGTTTGATACCACTCATATACATGTTTAAGTGCTGCGGGATTTCCCCTTGCAGAAACATCTATATATCTAGCCATTGCATCTATTGTTGCAACTCCTAGGTTTTTTAAAAAAACAGTTTTACCCTTTTGAGCACCATCTAAAAATCCATAAGCATACTGAACAATGTTGTTCATTTGTTTATCAAAACTTTTAGTATTTGTTGTAATTATCATTAGTCTGTTATTGTTTGATTTTCTGTTCTACGTAATAATACCTTAAAATACTCAATTGATCCAAATGGTCCAGTAAAAGGGTCTACAGTTGCTACCTCATAGATTGTTCCACGTCCAGACCTTGAGCCTCCTGTTTCTCTATAAATGAGTTGGTCGTTGGCATTACGGATATTTGTAATTAAAATATTGTTAATTGCATTTTCTGTTTCAGTTGAAGACATTCTAGGATCTGCTTTTACTCTTGCTATTAGTTTGTTTTCATGTTGTAAAAATGCTTCTGGTTTAATTTGTTCAGTACCCGCCCCTCCTATAGAGGTAGCATTGCATATAATTGTTCTATCATAAAACCAGGTTCTACTTGCTTGTCCGTATTGTGTTTGGTTTATTACTGGATAATATAGGTCAGCCTTCATTGGATAAAGAAAGTCTGTTGTTGTACAGTCTTCCATTATAATACTCCTGGACGGATGATATTCTCTTTATATTTTTCTAAAATTTTATCTACTAGGATGTTTCCAGTACCATCAATTAAACGTTTATCGTATTCAATTTTAAATTGATCGGTGCTATAGTTTTTAATATATCTCTTATAGTAATCTAATTTTCCACACTTAATGTCATCAATTAACATTAATGTTGCATCTTGGATATCATAAGGAACAACCTTATACCCAGTCTCTAGCAACATAATATAATCTGCTCCTTCTGGAAATGCAACTCCAGGCACGACAGTCTGAGTGTGTCCACTATCTTCTGTATCAAACATACTGATAGAGTCTGAATATCCTAATGGAATGCGTGAGTATCTTCGTTCTGCACGATTGATAGAGTCAGTTGCTTCTAGTGGATCTTTAGTAATTGCTGTTTTATCTTTAGTAATTAAAAAAGTATAGTCTAACAATTCTGGTCCGTCTTCGTTGTCTATATCATAAACCAGTTGTGCATTTTCATATACCTTTAAAATTTTGTGAGTTTTTTTCCAAAGTGGTAGATAGTCATTTCCTTGTCCAACAACCTCTAAGTATGTTCTATCATAATAAAATCCACCAACAGCAGCATCAATAATTGCTCTTGCTAAATTTTCATAACCTGTATAAAGTGCTATGTCAGTTGCTGTACCAGATGTAGCCAAAGATGTTGGATCTACGTATGGTCTCATAATTTCTAAATTATCTTGTACTACAATATCACCACGTACAATGTTTGCTCCAGAAGATCCACCATCTTCATAAATTGTTAAAGCATATGATTTATCATATTTAACAAAATCATCATCTAAAGAGTAGGTTATTTTTTTACTAGCATTAGACTCAATGGTCTCTTCAATTTCTGTTAATTCTGCAACGTTTTCAATAACAATAACATAGTCAGCATTAGCATCTGGAACTGTATAGGTTACAGAAAGTGGATAGGGTGGAAGACGTAATATTTGCATTTTTATTTACCGTAATATGATGCTACCTCTTCAGGTGGTGCAATTCTTACCAACCTGTGGGTTAACCATTTTTCGGATGCCTCCTTTGAGACTATGTTGTATCCTACCTTAAGAGCACCTAGGTTATCCATGTGTAGGTTTCTTTCTGAGTATAACGCTATTTTATTTGTCATGCTTTTTGTCTTGCCTGCTTCTTGAACTTGCTCTTCTGTTTTCTTTGGTGGAATCCAACTAGCCAAAATTTCTAAAATTTCAAGTTTAGTTTTTGCTTCAAATAGTTCAATGTTATTTTTCTTTGCATATGCTTTTAATGCCATTACGGTTTTAGTTGATAATTCCTCTATTGTTAAATTCATAATTCTCCTATGCTTATTTGTAATTATACCAGAATAAGAATAAGGCGGGTAGTTTTTACGCTACCCGCCCTAATATTTGATCTTTTAGATCTTAGGAATCAGCGCTATCTGAGTCAACATAAGCGACTGCATCTAGTTCTTCCCATTGGATACCAAAGCGTACAAATACTGTGTACTCAATTGTATCTTTCTTTGGCTTGTATTCACGGTTTACAGTGATGTCTCTTTGGAAACCCCATACACGGTTCTGAGGGAATGTCAAATCGACATAACCTGCAGGGTAGTAAGGAACTTCAAGAACATCTACACCAAGTACACGAGTTGTACGTGAGTTACCTAGTGTTTGTGCTCCGCCATCAAGGAATGCTTGACGGTTTGCCTCAGTGCTTCCTGGACGGTTAGCAAATGCTTCTGCAACTGCATCAGCAAGTGTACCGTTGTTACGAACAATACCAGCAAAAGCATCAGTACCTGCGTAGAACTTAAGATTGCTCTTAAGTGCACGATACTTACGAGGCATTGCTAATAGCAAGCCTTGCATTACTGATGTGGTGTAGTTGTTGTCTGCAACTGTTGCAGCATATTCGTGTGCATCGTTTCCGACTGTTCCACGAGTTTGCTTTACGAATCCAGCCATGATGGAAAGGAAGGCGTCTGCGCCTGTTCCTAGGCCATTAATAGCAAGGTCTTCAATATCGTTAGCGAATGCATTGGTCATTAAGCGAACTAAATGATCTTCAAGTGCTCCACCTTCAATATTGTCTTCTAGTGCTTCAGTTGATACTTCCCAGTCAAGACGAATCTTTTTGGTAGTTAATTCAACCTTTGAGAATGTTGCACCAATGTTTGTGTAATCTGGTGCTCCTTGTGCTGCTGCACGAATGACACGCTCTCCAACGTTGACCTTTTCGATCTCCATTGTGTTTGCTCTCATTGTAACTCTACGACCATCTTTAGCGAGAACTGTTGCATCCCACACATAGTCGATGAAGCGACGTGCTTGTTCTGGTGCTAGAATACCACCTGCGACGCCTGTTGGGTTTACTGCGTTTGCTCCAGTTGTTGAACCGAATGCTGCAGTTGCAGTGTTACCAAGTTGAGATCCTACAGACGATGCTGCAGAGTCTAAACCAGTTGCACCACCTACGCCACCAGATACGAACCCGCCTTGAGAGTTAATCTCATTGCCTGCTCCGCCTGATCCTGGGTAGTTTTTTTCTAGGTCTTTATTTTGTTCCGACATTATTTTCACCTCCTAGTGATTTTATACTTAGTTAAATAGGTCGGTTGATGTGAGGAAACGACCGCCCCATAGGGATTTCTGAACTTTTGAGGGTTCAAACTGCACGATCTCGC